TTAACTGGAATCATTAATCGCCTTTCCCTCCTCATTTATCTGCAAAATCTTCTCGCCTTCAACACCCAAAACGTAAACTGTCTTTCCGTGGTCAACTCCGCCTTTCCGCGTGTGCAACTTGATCGTGTTGGTTCTATATGCCACGAGCCTATCGCCTTTCTCCACTGTTACTGTGTATGACCGGTTTCTGGTTGGAATCACCCTGATTTTTTTGCCTGTCAGTATCTTTTGGGCTAGTTTCAGCGAGAAGGGATACCATCCGAAACGTTTCAGTTTCTGGTGATCAACCTCTGAGAATTTGTTTTCTCTACCTGTTTCTGGATCAAACTGCGGCAACGCGGAGCCATCAGTGTACTCGGATACCCAAAAATAAACAAGTGGACGGTAGCCGAGCAAATTTTTGTTATCCCCTAGATTTCGTCGTACTTGAAGCTGAGCGTCTCGTCTGTTTGTTCCCCTTGCACAGCATCATTTGCTACTTGACATTGTAGAACAACGGCTTTCGTTTTTTCAGCGCCTGTGTGATCTGTGGAATCTATCAGAGCCGGTGAAGCCTCTGTGTCGTTAGCCACGCTTGCGGTGGGAGTTGTTTGAGCGTTGTAGTAGCCATGTCCGTTGGTGCCATCTTCTATGGAATGCCCAGTGTCTCCTTCGGTTCCAGTTGCCACGTCATATTCTGTGGGCATGGGGCATCCGTGATCGCCGGAGTCTCTGTTGCCGCGTCGAAGTTCGCCTCCTGTTCCGAAGTTCCAGCCTATGGCGCCGTCAGAGTAGAAGCGCATATTGTTGATTTTCGTGAAGGTTCCGCTGAGGTCCAAGCAGACGTGAATCCAGTAGCTGTACTTGAATCCGCTGGTTGGTATCGGAATCGGGTAGGACGTGTCTGCGGGAGCAAACTGGTCCTTTGTCTGCAGTCTAGTGTTTGCGGCAATGTTGTTGTAGCTTCCTGGGCTGCCGTCTGAGCCGCCAACTGCCTGATGCACATTTACTGTTGCAACCATCCTTTTTCATTCCTCCATCATTATTTTTTTATGAAACAACTTCTGAAATTTCCTCAATGAAATTAGCTGGGTCTCGGCTGATCGTGATAGTCTTCGTTAATGAGCCGTGGGTAACCTGAACCTCTGTAACGTAGCCTGCCGCGTTGCGGGTAATCGAGACGTTGTGGGGGGTTCGGATTCCGTGAATGGCATTGTGAATAGCCCTGTAGGCTTCCGTATAGTTGCCCCAATTAATTTCACTCATTTAATCTCACCAAAAAATGGGGAAGTTGGCTCATGGCAACGCAGACTAGATTACCAGCCTGTTCCTCTTGCCACAGCCTTGCTCCGTAGTACACCGAGGCCAACGCGTTCTGAGGCTGCGATGCCGTATCTGTCTTGTTTGGGGTTCTCGAAGGGTTCGGTTATGATGTCTCGTCTCAGAAGCATTACGGCGGCTACGTCTGTGTCTATGCAGTAGACGGTTCCAGCGGTTACTTTGGTGCTGACAACGATTTTCATGCCCAGATAGGTTTCTCCAAGGATTCCTCGGCGAATGTCAGCCATGCCTCCGAAATAGAAGCTGTGGATGAACTGGTCCTGCTGCCAGAGGTCAGCGAGTTGAGCAGGGTTGATTACTAATACTTTGGCGTTGAAGTTTTCAGCCTTCACTCGGTTCCAGAATCCAACGAGTCCTGCCCAGTCCAGGGTTCCGGAGCCGTTGTATTCGTCGCCTCCAGCTAGGTCGCTGGCGTTGACGTCGTCGTATACTGCTAGGACTTTCTCGGTTTCCAGTTCTGCGATGGCTCTGCCTACTTCGGCTGTTTGTCGTTCCATTACTCCCCAAGCCGCGTCCTCGAAGAATTTTTTGGATTATTCTGCTCCGGCTTTTATTTCCATGTCTGCTTTGATGTCTATGGTGTCGTATTTTTCTTGGGTGATCCACACTTGCGAGAGTTCTGCTGTTCTGTGGGCTTTGCCGAGTTTTGCTTTTGGGAATCTGACTAGGGTTTCGGTGGTGGGTAGAACCCAGATGATTTCTCTTCCGATTAGGGCGGGTTTGGCTGCGTCTACAACAACGTCATGCATCTTTCCCAAGGCGTTGGCTGTGTCGCTGAGGATGGCTTCTCTCATTACTGCGTTCACCATGAGGTTTGATTTGGCGCGTTCCAAAAGTTCTGGAAGGATGGGTTGGTATTCGGGGTCTTTTGTGATGGCTTCGAAAAGTTTAGGCAATGTTTTCATCTCTGTTAGGCTTTGGTAACGTGGATTAGTCCGGTGTCGCCGTTGGCAAAGGTTTGCAGGGCTACGCCAACGGTTCTGGAGATTCTGTCTGGTATATCGCCGGCGTCGTAGGAGCCTGAGCCGTCAGCTAACACGATGATGTTGGCGTCTGCGTCTGTTTGAACTGCTTTGCCTCTGTCAATGGCGCCTCCAGCTGTTACTTTAATTACTCCTCGGATGCAGACTGAGCAGTATTCTCCTGTTGAGACTGTGCTTAGGGCTACGCCAAGGGCGTGTTGGGTGGCTGCGGTGCATTTGCTGACTGTCATGTCTGCGCTTAGGTAGACTAGGTTGCCTTTTGTTATGTTTGAGGCGGCTTCGAAGCTTAGCACGATTCCGTCGCTTATCATTTCTCCAATTTCTGCGTCAGGCCATAGGTTAGTCACGTTAACTTCCTCCAGTTTTGTTGCGGTTTCAGCAAGTTCATCCTTGCTTACTCCCGGTCACTGTAGATGACTTTGAGTTGAGCCTGTGCCGTAGTTGCCGCACAAGCAGTTGAGGTCCGATGCTCCATGCTCTGACTATCCAGTCTTCGGGTAAAATGTTCAGAACTTCCTTTCTGGATATGAGATCATGGGGCAGGGGTTCAGAAGAATCGATAATTGCTTCCCCCAGAGGTTTTGGGGTTTCGGTTTTTGGGGGATTTTGAACTCCTAGCATGGTAGGCTGTTCTGTCTGTGTCTGGGCGTATTGGGGGTGACTGCCGAGCCACGCCTCCACCTTTTCTATGGTCCAGCCCTTGTCATTCATGAAGAGGAGCGCCATGGGCTGGGGGTTTTCGGGTTTCTCGCGCAGTAGCCCGTAGATGCCCTGTATTCCGTTGGTCTGGTCAATCCAAGCCGTGGAATAGTGTTCTTCAAGAAATGCTGCGGGTTCACGGATCGGGTGATAGATGAATTCTTGGGCTGTTGCCTGCTCCTTTGCTTTTGTTTTTGCTTCTTTGAGTTTTTTGATTATTGCTTCCCAGACTTCCACAGTTGTTTGGGGGTCGCCCGGTGAATAATCTTTTAGTAGGGATAGCCCGGTGAATTTGATGCCTCGGGGTGCTACGCCGTTGAGTTTTTCTAGGGTTTTCCATTCGAATTCTACGCTGCAGTGCTTTATTTCTCCGTCAACGATCTGTCTGGTTAATGTTGGGTCGTTTAGTTGGGCTACGTATTCGATGGCTCCGTCATCGTATTCTGCTCCTAAAACCTTGCCGTTGATCTGTTTGTGGTGATCGAGAATTAGCGGTGTGCCCTCTAGGGTGTGGGCGGAGTTTTTGAGTTCCTCTTCCAAGTATTCCCTTACTTCAGGCCACTCTTGGGGGTGGACGGTGCGCATGGGATGTAATGCTTTGCCTCGGATCAGGTTTCTGGTTTCTGGAATGTTTTTGATTGAGCCTGCCCAGCTGAACGATTCCTTAGCCTTCTTTTCGTGTTCCTTGAACCATTCCTTCGCCTTTTCTGTTGTCCAGTTTTTTTCTTTGCTGAAGAGGTAGCTTATCACCTTGGTTGTTGTTTTGTTCCATGGTTTGGCGATGATGGCTTGGATTCCCTCTTCTTCGCTGAGGGTTATGGTTTTGAGGGTTTCTGGATCAAAATCTTCAGGGTTCCTGTGTCCTGAACGAATAACTGTTTGGGTTTGGTCCCACGGCAA